CGGAATGCGGCAAAGCCTGCCAGGTTCCCTTCCAGCCCCGTACCGACCGACCTGTCATGTGCAGCGATTGCTTCAGAAGTAACCGGTAAATCAAAAGGCACATCCGTAAAAGGATGTGCCTTTTCTACATCTGGAATAACGATTTTGCGCACTTATGGCACCAATAAAAAAGGCACCTGCAGCATCGCAAGTGCCTTTGTGTAATCAGAAGCGTTCCTGATTATTTCATCTGAATTATTTACATAAAGCGGTTGCTACTTCGGTAGCTTTATTTAGGTCATCTTCGATTGGTACCCAATTGCATTTGATCTCCGGTGCAACTACTTCAAACCCAGCGTCGGTCAGTCTTTCTCGCAGTACCTTTGTGGATTCTCCGCTCCAACCGTAACATCCAAAAACCGCCGCCCTTTTATTCTTGAATTTTAATTCTTTGAGGAAATCCAGCCATCCACCTACCGAGGACAGGATGTTTTGCCCCACGGTCGGGCTTCCAACAGCGATTGCTTTCGACTTGAAGACCTCTGTCATGATATCGTTCTTATTGGTCTTTGATACGTTGAAAATCTTCACCTTAGTCGAGGGAGAAACTTGAGAAATCTCCTTGCCAATCCTATGCGCGAGTTTCATCGTGCTATCCCACATGGTGTCGTATATAATGGTGATCTGGTCTTCTTGATAATCTTTTGACCACTCGTAGTATTTTTCCACAATGCTTAAAGGATTCTCCCGCCAGATCGCACCATGACTGGGAGCAATGATATCAATGGTAAGATTCAACGCCAAGACTTCTTCGATTTTCCGCTTCACCAGCGCAGAAAACGGCGTTAGGATGTTGGCATAGTATTTGAGCGCCTCTCCCCAAAGAAAGCAGGTGTCCGCAGCATCATTGAACAATTCCTCTACGGCTAAATGTTGTCCGAAAGCATCGTTGGAAAATAGGATATTGTCACCAGTCAGGTATGTTGCCATGCTGTCCGGCCAATGCAGCATTTTCATTTCCACAAAAACGAGCAATTTCCCATTTCCAACATCAATCGAATCGCCGGTTTTTACTATATTGAAGTTCCATTCCGGATGATGATACTGCCCGGTCAGCGACTTAATTGCGTTTGCGGTACAGTAAATGGGTAAACTTGGTACTCTTTCCATCAGCGCCGGCAATGCACCGCTGTGATCGATTTCTCCATGGTTAACAACAATGAAATCAATTTTAGAAAGATTGATTTCGCTTTCCAGATTACTAATAAATTCATTCGCGTGCGGCATCCATACAGTATCGATCAGAACAGTTTTTTCTTCTTCGATCAAGTAGGCATTCTGGCTTGATCCATGATTGATCGTATAATCTGCACCATGGAAGGATTCCAACTCCCAGTCCGTTTTACCGACCCAATAAACATTACTCTTAACCAGCTTTTTCATTGTTCTTCGCTCCTGACTCAATAGTGTTCTTGGGAATCATTTCATCTCGACATCTGTGTTTTTAGTATAACACGTTTATGCCTAAACACTATTGGCGGCGAAGTTACAATCTGGAAAACAAACACACGGCGACCGAATCAATCTAACGAGTTCGCTGAATTCTTAGAAGATCAATAAGCCTCGCGTGTCATATATGCTCTCGCCCTCTGTCCCACCATTCCTCAATGCTCGATCCAGCGCCATGATCGTCGCAACAGCACCGTCGATTTTCTCGGTGCTTTTTTCTTTGTCCGGCTTGATGTTCCCAGCCGGATCGGTACGGATGTAGATGTTATCCATCATCCAGTGCAAAACTGGCTGACCGCCGTGTGCGATCCTCTGCTCCAGCGTCAGCTTCATGAGCTCCTTCGTCGGTGGTGACATGTCTTTAAAGCCCTGACCAAACGGAACGACTGTGAAACCCATGCCTTCGAGATTCTGCACCATCTGCACCGCACCCCAACGGTCAAACGCGATCTCACGGATGTTGTACTTCATACCGAGCTGCTCGATGAACGTTTCGATGAACCCATAATGTACGACATTCCCCTCGGTGGTCAGCAAGAATCCTTGCTTCTGCCAAAGATCGTAGTTCACATGATCGCGCCGCACGCGCAGGTCGACGTTCTCCACAGGAATCCAGAAGAATGGCAAGATCAGGTACTTGTCCATCTCATCTAATGGTGGAAATACCAGTACAAACGCCGTGATATCGGTGCTGGACGAAAGATCAAGGCCGCCGTAGCAAACACGCCCTTCGAGCGATTTGGGGTCAACTGGAAACGCGCATTTATCCCATACGTCCATCGGCATCCAACGGATCGCTTGTTTCACCCATTGGTTTAGCCGAAGTTGACGAAACGCGTTCTCTTCGGCGGGGTTTTGCTGCGCGCTTTCGCACGCTGCTTTCACCTTATCGACACCAACCGTGATCCCCAGCGACGGATTCGCTTTCTTCCACACTTTGGGATCAGTCCAGGAGTCGTTTTCTTCGGTGCCATAGATCACAGGATAGAACGTAGGGTCCGTCTTTCTACCGTCGAGGATATCCTTTGCTTTCGAATGCACTTCCCAGCAAATAGAGTTGGTGTTGTCTCCCGCTGTGGTGATCAGAAAGTACAGTGGCTGCATGCGCGCATCGCCGCTGCCTTTTGTCATAACGTCAAAAAGACGACGGTTTGGTTGGGTGTGCAGTTCATCGAAAATAACACCGTGTGTATTGAAACCATGCTTGTTCGCGACATCCGCAGAGAGCACCTGATAGTAACTCCCTGTCGGCAGGTACACGAGCCGCTTCTGCGAAGCAAGTATCTTCACCCGCTTTGCCAGCGCTGGGCACATGGTGACCATGTCCTTGGCGACTTCGAACACAATCGACGCCTGCTGCCGGTCGGCGGCACACCCGTACACCTCGGCACGCTCTTCGTTGTCGCCACATGTCAAGAGCAATGCGACCGCAGCGGCGAGCTCAGACTTTCCATTCTTCTTTGGTATCTCGATGTACGCCGTGTTGAACTGGCGGTATCCACTCGTCTTCAGGGTTCCAAACACATCGCGGATGATCTGTTCCTGCCAGTCGATCAGCAGAAACGGCTTCCCCGCCCATGTACCTTTGGTATGCGCAAGACATTCAATAAAAGAGACGGCGTTGTCCGCCGCTTGTTTATCGTAAACCGAGTCCTTCGCTTTGAATGGAGTCGGCGTGTATTTCTTCAGTTTCCTATTCACAGCCGCCTCTTTCAAATCAGCAAGCATAAAGAAGAGCCTCCTTTTCAGGAAGCTCATGTGGTAGCCTGCGCGATTTAGTTGTATTCTCTCAGGATCTGCTCGTAAACCGCCTTTACCTGCGTGCCGCTTGGTTTCTTCGACCAGCCCCTGTCGTACTGTACGAAAAGCTGTCCGTCTTTCCAAATCTCAAGCTTCGAAATCCGTCCGCTTGAGATTCCGTACTCCGAGCCTTCGTCGTATTGCTTGATGTAAAAGGTGTACCCGTCTATCGTCCCTTTGATCCACATTGCTTTGCCCTCCGCGCTTTGTTGTTTGCCTTTCGGCATGTGTATATATCACTCTACGGGCGATGAATAGCAAGTGAATTCTGTAATAAATCCTCGATGTTTTCTGTAATCGTCAGAGGAAATCTGCGTGTCAGTTTTGCGGATTGGCAGCAAAACACGGAAGCCCGCGTGAGCCTCCGTGTTCGCTTAGGTTTGCTTATCAACCATTCTTTGGGCAACCGTCCCATCCGTTTCGTGAAACCGTCCGTGGCGGCGCCGTTGCCTCACGTTGCGCTGTTCAAGGTTGAGCAGTCTACCCTTCCGGATTACCACCTACGATTGCCGTTTTCAAAATATCGGTATCAAACCCAGCCGCTTTATATCCCTCAAGAAGCGAACTAAAATAAAAGGCGCTCGGCCTGTTCGGTGGCTTGTTGCCAATCAGGATGTACACAAGAGCATCCATCGCAGCACCATTCAAGCGCACCTTTACCGTATCCTTTCGGTACAAATCTGGCACCCCGATCCTGCGGTCGAGCGCGGCTTCATCCTGCGAAGTAATCTCCCAGAGTAACGCGGGTACGCTTCCGCCCTTCGTCTTTTCGATCGTTGCAACCGCGCAACCATTGCCGCCACGAAACGCAAGTTTGTAGTTCTTTAGCTCCATCGCGCCGATCAGCTTTGCGGTCGGGCAATGCTTCGCCATTTCGCTACGATTCAAGCAAACGCCGTAAGTGGCAACTACCCGATTACTCATTTTCCTCAATCCTCCGGCATTCATCTTCACCGTATACAACACCGAGCGAACTGCCGCAATCCCAATTCACATGAATCGTCCCGATATCGTCAACCAAGGCGACAGTGCCCGTATCACCTTGTCGTAGGTTGGTGTAAGGATCGCTCATGCGAATCAGCATCACCCGAGTGCCGGGTGTGTAATAATCTTTTAGTTGTTTCAGCATCTCCGAATGAATGGTTGTCATTCTTCGTCACCTGCTTCCCGCGCGGTGCGAAACGCCGCGTTGCCGGAAAGATTCTTGAGCAGAATCTTCCGCGCTTCCTTATACTCCGCGCCTATGAACCCCAGCCGCAGCAGGAAGCAGCGGAAGGCGTATTTCTCATTCTCGACTTCCTGTTCCGTAGCGCTCACACGTTTCTGCGTTCTTGCCAGTTCGCAAAGCCCCTGCACCAGTTGGTAGTAGGCGGCGATCTCCGTTTGCGTTTCAGTCGGTCGAAACCATCCGAATTCGATCCTGTCAGAGTGTTCTATGATCGGTAGTCTGTTTGAACCGAGCACCTTTTTGAGTAGAGTTTCCTTGCTCGCGACCAGCCGCCGCAGGTTCTCCATGGCGGTCGGCGTCATGCCATCCTTCGGCAACTCGACTGCGAGGTGCTCTAGGTCGATCACCCGAGGGTTTTCTTCAATAGGCGAAATCGCCTCGGCCTCTTTGGGTTCAGCGGGCTTTGTCGCTTCTCCTACCCGTTCGCCGATGAAACCATCGTGTGCCAGTTCGCGGATCAACATCTCGATCTGCCCCTCGCCCGTGCCATCTGGGCAAGTAACCGTACCGTTCTTATCGACCGTGTAAGCTCCGACCTGAAACGCGAAGCTCGGCGCGCCGAGGTATCGCGTCGTGTCCTGCAGCACATCCCGCATGACCGCGACCAGGGCCTTTCGTCTGTCCCCCGTAACGTTGTACTTGATTTGCATTGTGAATACCTTCCTTTCGATTTGGTAGTCACATACATCACTCTTTCGGGTGTGAATATCAAGCTGTTTCGTCAAGAATTACAGAGGATTCCGACAGAATTCCAGATAAAACAAACACAACGCACGGCAACGCGACTCCGTTGCCCCAAAGCTTATACTCCGCGGCATCGGTGTACGGATCGTTCAGCCATTTCACGATTTGCTTTCGCGTTTTTGGTTTCACTGCCGAGCCTGTGATTCGGCGGTGCGTTTCAAAAACTTCCTGCCACCATTCGACCTCATGTTCGGAAGGATGCTCCGTACCAAGATCAGTGCACCACCAATCAGGAAACCCTTGCAACCGGGCGCATTCCTCGGGTGTCAATCTCCGTACCGCGTATTTCGGTTCTTCCCCGCATCTTACAGGAACAAGCATGTCGTTGGACGAATCCTGCCCGTTGAACCCGCCGGGATGCGCACCGGGTGAAATCGTACCGCAAACGCGCTGGTACGGCTCCACCACATACTTGCTGTCTTCCACCTGTTGGTTCTGCGGGAATTTATAATCGCTCGCGCAAAGACAGCCGACCCGATCGGGATAGCACACGGCATGATGATCGGAAGTATTGAGCGTAAAACATACGCCCTCGTTAACGCCATCGCCTTGCGGACCGTTGCGGTCGCTTCGCCCGATCATACTGCCTTGCAGCGCATAGGTTTGCTGCTTTATGCTCGCACGAGCGGATAATGCTCCGGCGATATCACCAAGATCACGCACCTCGTCGCGCTGATTCTGAGTAAACGCGACGACCGCGATACCGCCCTGATTGCAATCCGGCCTGCCGCCGTTCGCGTCGAGCGTACGGGCGGTAGCTGCTTCGTAAAATCCGCTCTCGGGGTTGTCCGATCGCATGGCATTGCTGCCATCGGAGCACACGCCGAACGCGCGGTTCATGACGAGCGGAACGTTCATTCCACCTGTTCCCATGCGAGCGGCGAGGGTTTGAACCAATCCATCCTTCTCCAGCTTGCAACGTCCGTCGATCGGGTGATTCTCGATGGCGACCGCCGTTTGGTTGTCGCCCATATCCGCGCGAAGGCAACCTGTGCTTTCCGGCCATGCATGACCGCCCATACGCCTCAGCGCGCCGGGTTCGAATCCAACTGATGCGACAGCGCCGCCTGAAGAATCTCCGGCAGGTGTTTGCCTCTGGTTTGCGCACGGCGCAAAATTCCTGCGCATGCCTTCGCGCTCAAATAGTATTTCTCCGGCGCGTTCGTCGATAAAACTTGCGACAAGGTAGATGCGACGGCGGCGTTGGGCGACTCCGAAGTATTGCGCGTCGACAACGCGGTATGCCATGCTCCATCCTGTTCCCAGATATACGTCGGCGTAAGGCCACTTGCCGTCATCAGGCGCAGGCACCTCGGCTCCCGGCGCGACGATCCCGACGATCGCGTCGAGTACCGCTTTGAAGTCCTGTCCTCCGTTGCTGCTGAACGCGCCCGGGACGTTCTCCCAGACGATGTATTTTGGATATGCTCCATTCGTTGCTTCCCTCATTTGCCGCACGATGCGGATCGCTTCATGAAACAGTCCGGATTGCGACCCCGACAGTCCCGCGCGCTTGCCCGCAACAGACAGATCGGTGCAGGGCGAACCGAATGTGATGATATCGACCGGCTCAATCATCGCGCCGTCAATGCGCGACACATCGCCCAGATGCCGGATGAACGGCATTCGCTTCGTCGTGACGCGGATCGGGAACGGCTCAATCTCCGCTGCCCATATAGGGTGAATTCCGCAGAGCAACCCGCCGAGCGGAAATCCGCCGCTGCCGTCGAACAGACTGCCGAGAGTCAGTTCACGCATTGGCAACCTCCGAGTAAGGCGTTTGCACGCCATTACGCTCTACAAAAACGCCGTCGGCGCTTCCGACGGCTTCGATGTAGCGATTGACGATGACGTCCACGAATTTCTCGTCTAGCTCTACCAGATAGGCTTCGCGTCCCAGTTGCTCCGCGCATATCAAGGTACTGCCGGAACCTCCAAAGGGGTCGAGCACCACGCCGTTGGTCTGCGTAGAGTTTTTCATTGGCACTGCGAGCAGCGGCACGGGTTTCATCGTAGGATGCTTCGCCGAGCGGCTCGGTTTATCGAAGTTCCAAATCGTGGATTGCTTGCGGTCGCCATACCATTTATGCTTGCCGGACTTCTTCCAGCCATAAAGGCAGGGTTCATGGCACCATTGATAATCCGAACGGCCGAGCGTGAACGTGTTCTTTGCCCAGATGCAGCATCCCGACAGTTTGAAGCCCGCGTCTTCGAACGCTCGCCTAAAAGTCAACCCCTTGCTGTCGGCGTGGAATACATATGCCGCGCCGTCCACAGCGAGAGAACCCGCCATCGCCGAAAAAGCGCCGTGAAGGAAGGTATAAAAACCTTCGTCGCTGTCAAACTTGTCGTTCTTGATTTTGCCCGCCGCGCCTTTGTCGTAGTCGATGCCGTAAGGCGGATCGGTCAGTATCAGGTTCGCTTGTTTCCCGTTCATCAGAGCGGCATACGTTTCGGGCTTTGTGCTGTCGCCGCATATAACTCTATGCCGTCCGATCGTCCACACATCTCCGAGTTTGGAGAACGCCGATTTTTCGAGTTCGGCGTCTACATCGAAGCTGTCTTCCTCAGCGTCTATCCCGCTGTTCAACAGCTTATCTATCTCAACGGCGTCGACCCCTGTCAGCGATACATCGAAATCCGCAAGCTGAAGATCGGAGATCAGCAGAGAGAGCTTCTCTTTGTCCCATTCACCGCTGATCTTATTGAGTGCGACATTGAGCGCTTTCTCTTTCTCTTCACTCATTTCCACAATGACACATTCGACCTCGGTCACGCCGGTATCGATCAATACCTTTAAGCGCTGGTGACCACCGACGATATGGCTGGTCGTCTTATTCCAGATGACCGGCTCCACATACCCAAACTCCAAAAGCGAACGTTTCAGCTTTTCGTACTCCGGATCGCCGGGCTTGAGGTCCTTGCGCGGATTGTAGTCCGCCGGAACGAGCTTACCGACCGGCAGCGTTTGAATGACCATGCTGGATTCCTTTCGATACGATTTTTCGTAAGCCGACCTGCGCCGCGGGAAGGTTCCCCGCGAGCGCTTGTCCGCGCAGTGTCTTTCGCTGCTGGCTTGTCAGGCGGTGGTATTTCAAAGCGCGAATGAAAGCTTGTACTTCATCCATAGTCATTTCCCCCGCCGAGCGGTCAGCAATCGTTCCATAACGTCGTCCTGCGGATTCGTGCCCGTGTAGTCTGTCGCACAGTTCTCCTTCACGATCTGGAAGATCTCATACCAGAGCCGGTTCGTCTGTGCCATGTAATTCTGGCTCATCGCCACATATGGAGACTGGATCGCGCTGCCGGTCGTCGGATGCTTTGCTAGAAAGCCGTACTCCGTGACTGCTTCCTCGCACTGTATCCAGCGCGCGGCGCTCATGGCATATCGCTCCAGCAACTGCGGAGAAACGATTCTCGCCGCACCGCGTTGGTCAAGCCAATCCCAAGTGTTCGCGTAGATTTCAGCCGCCTCAAGGTTGCGTCCGTCCTTTTGCCGCGCGGAGAGCAGTTTCCTCGGCAGCGGCATGTCGTTACCCAAAAGGTTGGCGGTATTAGGAAACTCCACAACGGTCAGCTTCCGCTTGCCGGGGTTGCCGTCGAGCATTTTATCCGCAAGCGGCTTTTTCTTCTGACCCGCGCCCAATCTCGATCCGCCGTGACCGTTTGGCATTTGAGTTTCCTCCCCTAAAAAAATAGAGGCCTATTCGACCTCTTGAAACCGCGAAAGTTTGTACGTGACCCGACCGCGTTGTCCAGTTGGAAAGGTCACAGAGGTAGAATTACCCCCACCGGGTCGTTTCGCGTGCTATTTCTGTCTTGTGTTGGTGCTGCCGATCGTAATCTTCGAATGGCAGCTCTTACATAATGCCATGAGGTTGCTCTCGTCGTTCGTACCGCCTTTTGCCAGCGGCTGAATGTGATGCACTTCCTCGGCGGCAGTGAGTCTGCCTTCGCTCTTGCATTGCTCACACAAAGGGTGCCGTAATAAAAATCGCGCGCGGAGTTTCTTCCACGCGCGACCGTAACGTTTATTGGTATCTGGGTCGCGAAGGCAACGGTTGTACTGACGCACAGCGGTTTGTCTGTGTTCGTCGCAGTACCTGCCGTCTGTCAGCTTGCCACACCCCGGATAGGAGCATGGACGCTTGGGTTTTCTCGGCACCTTGTACTCCTTTGAAAACAAACAGAGACCCCCGCGCTTTGCGAAAGTCTCTGTCTATGTTTCTTGCAGTCTAACAATATCAAACTTCCTTAGTGCGAAACAATGCGATTTAGTGCGGACTTTTAGGAAATTTCTTCCAAAGCGCAATCGTGCAACTCATACACCCTTCTGAGACTGTATCCCATGTCGACCGCAATCTCTTCCCAACGCTTGAAGCACAGATACCGCAGTTCCAGTATCGTCTGGTACTCCGTGTTCTCTACGCGCTTAATGCGCCTCATGATTTCCGCCTTGAGATCGACGAGCGCGTCGATGTCTTCGTTAATCTCATTCTCCAGATCTACCATCTTGGCGATGGTATCCTCCATGGAGTGCGGGTTGGGAGTCGCCACTTTCGGCGCGCCGGACAATGTCCCGGTCGCCTTCCCCAATAGGTCACGCAGGGACATCACCTGCGCCAGCTTGCTGTTGATCCGCTGGTCGATCCGGTATGCCTGCGAAAGGTAATCCTTCGTGCTCATCTGTATCCTCCCTAATCAAATGTCGATTCCCGCATATGCCCACAGCACGGCTTTCACGTCGTCAACCGAGCGAACCACATACGCGTGGCCGCCGGCGACTTTGATCCTGTGAATCGTCTGCTCCTGCAGCTTTGTCACGCTGCCATCCGGCGTTTTCACCTCAAAGGCGAAGAACCGGCCGTCCAGACAACAGATCACGTCTGGGATGCCCGCCGTCCCGTACATGCCGCCATGCTCTTTCCAAACAAAGCAACGTGGAACCATCTTTAAAACCCGCATGATCGCGGCGGTGATATCTCTTTCCAGCATGTTCGCTGAATGCTCCTTTCAGTACCTGTAAGAAAAAATCCCTAAATTAGGGCTTTTTTGCTCTGTAGCAGTTTGTAGCAGGTTTTTTAGGTCTTCTCTATACGAAGAGCGTTTTTACAAAGTACCTATTTTACCTGCTACAAGCTGCTACAAAGAGTTACGCAAACGGTATGCTCCCCTTGTATTCGGTAAATCCGCTCATTTCAAAGCGCAGCCGAAACCCGATGAATACGGTCGTTTCATTGCCGCCGACGAACGGCCGCTTACGTTCCACGCGCCCGTACATCGCCAGAATCTGCTTGAAGTTTCGTGTGTTCTCCGGGAAACAACCATTTGAGTCGCACCATTTCTTGTACCGGTCATATACCGCGGATGTTCGCTCTTCGGCATTCGAAATCGGCTCCATTTCGTCCTCGATAAACAGGCCGATCTTGTCACTCTCATGCCGGTACCGTTCCGTCGCAAAACGTACTGATTCCGGTATGGTTAGCCCTTCGCATTTTAAAGCTCGATATCCATCTAGCAGCCAGTTTAGGATTGCGCTTTGACTTTCCGTTTCGCTGAAGATATGCTTCAGCGTTTTATCCTGCTGGCTCTCCTCAAAATGACGATCAAACGGGATAATCATGATTCTCCCGCTGGAAAACAGCGTCATATCGGTGACGACCGGAAGGTAGTTTGTGTTCATGTAGATCTTGAACTGAGGCTTGAAGTCGAAGCTGTTCTCATGCAGAAATCGCGCGTTCAGCGTATCGTTGCCCGTCATGTTCTTGACTTGCGCGGCGTTGAGTAATAGTCCTCTGCTCGGTTCCGAGATATTCGCAAACCGGATTCCCGCGAGCCTCGCGATGTCCTCCGTCGGGTTCTGACTGCTGACATTCTGCTTCATGCTGATCGTCTCGGGTCGAACGGTACTCCCATAATCACCCATGACCCGAAGAACGCTCTCCATGAGTGTGCCCTTCCCATTGCGCGTTGTCGCGCCGTACAGGATAAACAAGCACTCAAAGCGCGTATCTCCGCTCAGCGCATATCCCAACGCTCTTTGCAGAAACCTTGCTCTGTCCTGATCTACGCTCATGATTTCATCTACAAACACTTCGAAGCGTTCACATCGAACGTCGGGATCATACGCGACATCCGAGATCTTGGTGAGCTTATCCTCCGGATCGTGTGGCAAGAACTCCATGCTTTTCAGGTGCAGTGTCCCATTCTGGCAATTGAATAGATAGGGATCCGCATCAAACTCCTTCATGGGGATCGGATAATCACTCTGCGCATCTTTTAGGATGGTTTCCCGCGTCCTCCGAATCTGCCATTTCTTGCATTTGTCGATAAAATCTTTTCTGACCTGTTCATCCCCAATTTTCAGAGCGTAAACCAATAGTTCATCCGCGAGCTTCTTACACAACTCCATAGCATCCAATCCGGCAATATCCGGTTCCCAACGTTTCCCATTGTAGATGAACCACATCTTCCGCTCTGGAATATAGCGCGCAACTCGCTTGTAATAGTCGGAAAACAGTCTGCTGTTCCCGATATCCGTGCTTGGGTAACGCGGATTTGCCTCCGGGCGAAACGTGTGCAACGATCCCACCTTAGAAGAAACATCTATCTCACTTTCCCACGAAGAACTCGACAGTTCCCGCGCTTGTTCGATATTCTCCGCCACCCATGATCGAAATAGCTCCGGATCGCCAACCAATAGCTCGTTTGGGTCTTTGTAGCTGTACGTCGTCATGACACACATGTGGTTGATTTTGTGTGCTTTCAGCTGCGCGGACAGGTACCCAGTTGCTTCTTCTCCCGCGCTGTCACGATCCATGCACACAATAATCGGCGGCACTTTTTGCCGCGTCCTGAGTGCTTCGATCAATTTTCGGATTCCTGTTCCGCAAACGGCTACCGCATGTCCGCCTTCCTGCATGATCGACATGGCGCAAAACGCGCTCTCAACGACGAAAACCGGTTCGTCTTGATCCAAGGATTCTTCGTAGAACAGCGGTTCAGGCCCGGCATCCTCCGTGCGCGGTTTGAAAAATCGCTTGTCCGAGATGCTCCGGGATGTGTAGTACTCCGAATTCTCACCGTATGGGATGACGATCGCGTTTCGCTTTGCTTCAAAACCGAACCGAAACCGTATCATGCTTTCCCCAGTAAACCCTCTTCCGTGCAAATACATCTGCGCGTGAGGAGATACTGCAAACGCCTCTATGGCATTCCGGATATACTCGCTTAAAAGGGTATGATCCGAAGTTGTTTTTCTTTGTGGCACTGCTGTAGCGGACACATGAAATGACTCTCTGATCAGCTGAGCCGCTTCAACCGCGCTGACATACCGGAGCTTTGCGACCAAGTCGATCGCGTCGCCGGACTCGTTGCAACCAAAGCACTTGAACCTCCCGTCCTTGAATGAAAGTGATGGAGTCTGATCATTGTGGAACGGGCACTTTGCTTTTCCGCCACGCACCTCTATCCCTAGCCACTTTGCGACTTCTTCAATCTGCACGGAACTTCGAATTTGCTGAAAATCAGTCATATAATTCCCTCCGCTTGCTCGCCCAAACCACTCCGACTTTTAAGTTCCTTGCAATCCCGATCGAAGAACCGGATTGTCATATGCGTACCCAGTGCATGTGAAATCTCACGTTGCATGCCCGAACTATAGTGGTCTCCAAACACCCAGATCTCCTCGCTGAGATCCAAGAGTCGCAGCCCCATTTCCATCCCGTCCTGTCGCTCTTTGAACTGCCTGTCATCGAGAAAGCGCGGATACATCAGATGCGGTGTGATGGGCATATACCCGCTGATATAGGCGAATCTTGAGTAACGGCGTGCGTTCTGAATGTTCTCCTGTACGCTACCCGCAAACGGAGAACAGACGAAAACCATGGGGCGGTCAGTGCGCCCCAGAAGCAGGACACGAGGTCGCCCAGATGATCCTATTGCTAGTTCCGAATTCAACTCGCTTGACATTTCATACCGAATTCCTTTCTCACAAATCAGCGGGGAGCGGTTGCCCGCTCCCCATTTCCGTAGTTAATTTTGCTCAACAATCTCGCCTGTTACCGGATCGAATGGCGTCGGCACCTCGACGAACTCGTCTAGATCGACGGAGTACCCTCCGACATGTTTCGCGTACTCTTTCACCTGCGCCGCGAGACTCGATACTGCTGTGAGCTCCGATTCGGTCAACATACGTTCTACGTTGAACTGTGCCTGTGAGTACGCGATACCGCCCGTATTGACCGCTTTCTTGAGCGAGAAGCGTGTCACCACCGCAAGCGACTTTTTGCCACGGCTCAATAGGCGTTGGATATATCGTGTGAACTCCTTGAGAGAGCCGGTCGGCAGCGAAAGCAGAACCGGGAAAACCTCACCCTCGCGCAGAATATAGATACGTCGGCGATTCTTGCATGCTTTGCCACCACCTTCGCCAGAGCCGAACTGGTTGTATCGGCACTTCGCGCATGCGCCGCCGGGGTCGCCTTCGCCGGTTACACCATCGAAGCTGCCGCAATCCGGCGGTTCGTTGCCACCCGCGTATTTGTCCCGGTAAAACGCAAACAGAGGATGGTGATAGAGAATCACACCCGTGAATTCCTTCACCGTTTCCGGCTCGCCGCCATCCACTGACGGTAGCTCAAACACCGTGCTTCCCGCAGAAGGGATCTTGATGCGCTCAAACGAGAGGCTCAGCCCCTCGAGTTCCTGCGACATTGCGTCGGTCAGGTTGAAGTTTGCAAGTTCCTCAAACGCGTTGCTGGTTTTAATGATTCCTGTTTCCTGTGTCATATTGTCCTTATCCTTTCTCTTTATCGAGCGGCTTTGCGCACGCCCACGGTTGTTTTTTCAAACACGGTCACGAGTCCATCCAGCCATTGCGGCAGGGTGTCGCTGTTCTCCGTGGACTGTTCCTTCACGAACGCCGAGAGCGAGTTTGCATTGACGGTCTCGTAGATGAGATCACCATACCCCGCTTCGCGTAACGCTTCGAACAACTCTTCCTTGCGCCCTGCGGTCGCCGATGCTCGGGCCGTGTTGGTCAAACAGAACATTGTGCCGTTGCGGGTAAAGTTCTGTGTTTCGGTATCTGCCATGCGCTGGGCGAGGACGGCGTCCACGCGGTCGATTTCCAAACCAACCGCCTTTAGCTCGTCTTCCAAACGCTTTTTTGATTCTTTCAGTTCGCGCAGTTCATCCGCAAGCGCAAACAGGTCGTTTGATTCCATAATTCTCCTTTCAAAATTCGCCGAACGGGTTATGACCCGCGCGGCAGTCGTCGATCAGCATTTTCGCGAGATCCGCCTTGTCGCGCAGCGCTTTAAGTACCTTCGTGTCCACCGTGTTTTCCGCGACGAGATAGATGTAAGTGCAGGGGTTGCATTGCCCGACCCGGTGGATGCGCGCTTTCGCCTGCTCGAAGTTCGACATGCTGTAATCGA